AACTTTTAAGGTACCTTTTAATTCACTTGAAAAACTTATTCCTAATAATTCTGCTTGGGCAACAAAAATACCTTATACCAATCCAGAAAAACAAATTGTAAATTATACTAATTGTACTGCAATTGAAAATGGTTGGGTGTGGGAAATTCCTTTATGGTCAAGAATGGGGTCTGGTTATGTATTTTCGGATAAATTTGTTTCTTCTGAGGATGCTTTAAAAGAGTTTAAAAAGGCATTGATAAAAAAAGGATATAAGAACGTTGAAGATTTAGAATATAGGTTAATACCCATGAAGTGTGGTTCTCATTCACAGTTGTGGGTTAAAAATACTTGTGCTATTGGATTGTCGGCTGGATTTATTGAACCATTACATTCTAACGGACTTCATAGTACGCATGAATTTCTATTTAATTTAGTGCGTGTATTAGCACAGGGTCGTATCAATCAATGGGATAGACAATGCTTCACCGCAAGTTGTTATTATAGTTTTAATAAATTTTCGGCAGTGGTAGCATTAACTTATACACTTTCTCATAGGGACGATACGGAATATTGGAGAGACATTCAAAATAGAGATTCACCAGATGTATTAAAACCACAACTTGCTTGCGGATATGGTACTTTTTTTGATCAGAAAATGCTCAGAGGAGAGTACAATACGCAAGGTGCAGTGCCTTGTATGTCGGCTGGTATGAATTGGAATCCAACGGATATACATACACTTAAATATTATAATACATTCGATGATTTTGATCAGACTTATGGCTTTTATATTAATCAATTAAATTCCAGAAAAAAGAAATGGAACAAAGAGGTTAAGAATTTTATGAGTCCTTATCAATATTTAAAAAAATATATTCATCGGGGTTGAGAACAATTGGTTAACGATTGCAAACTATACACCCTGCGAATAGCTTCATACGCGTTACCCGCTATGGGAATTGCGCAGGAAGAAAAACTGTTTGAATGTTTAGCTCAAACTCCCAAAACTATTGAAATGGTTGCCGAGCAATTACATTTAACTTTACGCGCAACTGAAGCAATAATGATAGTAGCAAGTGCTTTGGGTTTTTTGAAGAAATACTCCAAGCATCATTATACTTTAACAGAGACCGCTCGTACTTATTTGCTTCCTTCAAGTCCTTTTTATTATGATCGGCTTATAGAACCCAACTATCGTATAATGAAAACACTACGTAGCGTTATAAGAAAACCTGTTGAAGGTCCTACTAAAAGACATCACATCCATGATTTTACGGACGAACAACTAAATCGGTTTATTCATCAAATGGATATCATAACTGCTCCTGCAGCTGTTGCACTTAGTAATCAACCTGTCTTTAAATCCATGCACACTCTTTTGGATGTTGCAGGCGGGTCGGGATCATTATGTATTGCTCTAGCTAAACGTCATCCTAAGTTGCGCTCTATTATTATAGATTTAAAAAGAGTAAGTAAAATCACACGACAGAATATTAAAAGAAACAAATTAACAGATCGTATAACAGTACAGGCTAAAGATATATTTACAGATCCCTGGCCTGTTGATTACGATGGTGTACTATTCGGAAATGTTTTTCATGATTGGGATTTAAAAGTCTGTCACTATCTAGCTAAACAAGCTTTTAAAACTCTTAAACCAGGAGGAACTATTTGTTTGCATGAAATGTTATTGAACGCATCTAAGACTGGTCCTTATGCTACTGCATGCTTTTCTGTTTCAATGTTAATACATGAACAAGGCAAACAATATACAGCGCAAGAATTGCGAGCACTATTAGAACAGGTTGGTTTTATCAATTTTCAAACCATTCCGACTTTTGGTTATTACTCCTTAACGACGGCGAAAAAACCATTAACGGACTTGCCGACTTCTAAAAAATAATATATATAAAGGTCGGGCATCGGGGATTTTTCCCCCTCAGAATGGATTATCTGGGTCTTGTACAAAAAGGAGATAGGCGAGAAATAATGGATGGAATAAAAGTTTATGATAATATTTTTACTCATTCTGATGCAGCGTTTTTTTATAGTTTTATAATAAAAAGTCGTTTTACGATTGGCTGGCAAGATACTATGATTATTGAAGATAAAGGAATACAATTTATGCATTCGACCTGGTCACCTGAAGAGGTTGAACAAATAGGTCTATTAAAAAAAATAAAGAATAAGGATTTATCTAAAAAAATTAATAAGAGAGTTCCAAACAAGACAGTTTGCAACTGTAGTAAATTTGGAGAAGTCTATTCTCCGCATGATCATGGCTTAAAAACAGACGTACTTTTATATTATGCAAATTTAAACTGGAAAAGACAGTGGTATGGCGAAACTTTATTCTATTCGGAAGATTTAAGGAATATAATTCATGCTGTTCCATATACCCCTGGCAGAATAGTATGGTTCAACGGTGCAATTCCACATTCTATTCGACCAAGTTCATCCATGGCACCCCAGTATAGATTTACAGTTTCCTTTTTCTTTCCAAGGGGCAAGAATTTATCTAATGTATGATCAACAATACTATAAAGATTTCATTATTTCCCACCTTAGTCTTATATTTTCCTCAGTTTATAAATTCTGAAGAGTGTGATAAAATCTTTAAATTATTAAAGACCAAAAAACTGTATGATCACCGCGCTGTGATAAAAGGAAAATCTACTCATGGTTTTACTACAGACATTTTATCGGAGATTTCTGTTGATCTAAATAAACCCCTTCAAGAGTATTCTGATCAGTCTAGGATTCAAATTGCCAATCAAATTAATAACTCTTGGTTCAATATTCAAGACAAAGAAAGTGTTCTTAAAGAACACGTCCATCCTAACTCTATTTTATCTGGGGGCCTTTTTATAAATGTTGGCAAAAAAGCCACTAAATTATACTTCCATAACCCCAATCCTTTTGTCTCTTATACTAAGACAAAAGAACCTTTAAATGATTATACTTATGAGTGGTATGGTTTTAATCCTAAAAAAGGAGATTTAATTATATTTCCAAGTTGGTTAAAACATGGTTCTAATCAAGACAAGAATTGTTATAGAAACAGAACCGTAATTAGTTTTAATGCTGTTTAATCATGGAGTTGACCACCTCACAGTAACCAATATTTCAGATTATGTAGCTTGGGGTGAAGCATCCTCAGCGGACTATACGATTGAACCCGGACTATGGGTTCTGGATAACTATGGAACAAAATTAATCGCTCTTATTTATAATGCCTAAGTTTGGTGAAAGAATGGTCTTTGTTATCACCTTTAAGTCAGATTGATCTAGACTTAATCATGTAGTATAAAATCCTTAGATAGGACAATTATGCTGGCAAAAGTTCAATTAATTCCTGGATTCGACAAACAAGTCACCGAAACTGGTGCGGAAGGGCGCTGGGTTGGAGGAGATTATGTGCGTTTTCGTTATGGTTTACCTGAAAAAATAGGAGGTTGGGAACAACTTGGAACTACAAGCCTTGTGGGAGTAGCACGAGATCAACACGCTTGGTTTGATTTAGCAGGAAATAGATATGCTGCTATAGGCACGGACAAAATTTTATATGTTTATTACGAAGGAACTTTCTTTGATATTCACCCTTTAGAGACCTCTAGACAACAAGCGGGAATGACCAGTTGTTTTACAACTACCGGGTCATCCGCTGAAGTAACAGTCACTTGTACAACTACACATGGTCTACTTGCGGGAGATTTAGTTGTATTTTCATCTGTTAGTTCAATCCCTGCAAGCAGTAGTTTTGTTGCTGCAGATTTTGAAAAGACATTTGAAGTACAAACGGTTCCCACAGCGACGACCTTTACCATTACGATGGCGGCCAATGAAACTGGAGTAGCGTTCGCGACTACCGGCACCGCGACCCTTGATTTCTATTATGTGGTAGGACCCGCTTTACAACTCCCTGGCTATGGATGGGGAACTGGACAATATAGTGGTAGCGTTACTGCAACCACTACAACGATGAATAATGGTGGAAATTTAGTAGCGGGAGCGACCTCGGTTACTCTTACATCCAGTGCATCTTTTCCAGCCACAGGAACATTACTTATAGACACAGAACTTATGACCTACACGGGGAATGATATCGCAACTGGTGTAATTTCTGGTTTAGGTCGAGGAGCAGGAGCAACAACGGACGCTGAACATACGGATGGCTCCACTGTTACCGATGCTACTGATTATGTGGGATGGGGAAACGCATCCTCTTTTGGAATTATTATTGATCCCGGTCAATGGAGACTCACTAATTTTGGGCAGAAACTATTGGCTTTAATTTTTGATAGTGTAGCCGTTGAATGGGATCCTTCTGCTGGCGACGCCTTAACCACAAGAGCTACTCTGATTTCAGGAGCTCCGACCGCTTCACGAGACATGCTGGTATCTACATCCGATCGACATTTATGTTTTTTTGGAACCGAGACTACGATTGGCACTACAAGCTCTCAAGACGATATGTTTGTAAGATTTTCTGATCAAGAAGATATTAATACTTATACTCCAACTGCTGTTAATACAGCGGGTACGCAGCGACTTGCAGATGGTTCAAAAATTATTGGAACACTACGCGGTCGTAATGGTAATTATGTCTGGACCGATACGGCTATGTTTTCAATGAGATTTATTGGAGCTCCTTTTACGTTTGGTTTTGAGCAGGTTGGAACTAACTGTGGACTTATTAGTCAACACGCAGCCCTTGAAGTTGATGGTATTATTTACTGGATGTCTGAAGATAGTTTCTTTTATTTTGATGGTTCGGCCGTTAAAAAATTACCTTGTTTAGTTGAGGACTATGTTTTTGATAGCCTTAACAACGATGCTGAACTTATTGTCTATGCGGGAGTTAATGATAGATTTAATGAAGTTACTTGGTTCTATCCTTCTGGATCTTCCACTACTGTTGATCGTTCAGTAACTTATAACACTAGAGATTCACAAAATATTCCGGGAGGTGTGTGGGTAACAAATGATGCTACTTTATTAAAAAGAACAACATGGGTAGATCAAGGAGTATTTGGTGCACCTTATGCTACTGCTTATGATACTACTGAAACTCCTACTCAAGGATCTCTTTCGGGGGTTAGTGCAGGAGCCACTACTTATTATGCTCAAGAAACAGGAACTGATCAAGTAAAAAGTGGAGGAGCTACGACTGCTGTTGCAGCTAATATTGAATCAGGAGATTTTGATATTGATCAAACCGGTAATGTCACAGGGGCAGGTGAATTTATGTGTCGAATCAGTCGGTTCATTCCCGATTTTAAAAATCAAGTCGGTAATGCTGAGGTTTCTATTATGTTGAGGGATTTTCCATCAGACACACGATCTTCCTCAGCTTCGGGTCCTATTATTACTGGACCCTTTACTATTACAACGAGTACCGAGCAAGTTAATTGTCGAGCAAGAGGACGAGCCGCTTCTTTCAAGATTGCTAATACCGGAACAGGTCAAACATGGAGATTTGGAACATTCCGTGCTGATATTCATGCCGGAGGAAGAAGATAATGGCTAAAATTAGTGAAATTGTATCTCAAGCTACTCCTACTTATCAACCAGATAATTTAAATCAGTTTGGCAGAGATATTAATAATATTATACAAAAATTAAACACAACTTATCCTTCTCAAATTATAGACGACACAGAGGCTGAGTCTTTTTTCTTCAGTGGGTAAAAAAGGCAACATTTTTGGTTATACTCATATTGCCCGGACACCTATTAAAAGGCCGGGGAGGCACACAAAAAGACTTAACAAACACGCAAAAAAAATGTATAAACAACGCTATCGTGGACAGG